TCAGGTCAGCCTCGGATGATTCAGCGTACTCATATCCTGCACATCATGCAGACAGTGGTCAGCCGGAATAATATCGTTATATCTGCAGGCAGCCCCGCCCGGCGTCACTGTACTGCGGCGCGCCAGCTGTTTAATGCGCGGATCCGGAGCATCGTATGAATCCGGCAGCGGAAGCCCTTCACCGTAAGCCATGGCATTGGACTGCCCGGCCAGTACGATGACGTAGTACCAATCCGGCTCAGATGAAGGGCCGACCTGTGGCTCTCCTTCAATAGCCACCGCCTGCATCAGTGTGTACGGCGTAATGGCAACCGGTCCGCCGTATGGCTGCCAGCCCTCTTTCAGTTTGTGTGTCAGCTTTTCCGCAAGGTCTGACGGCGACGCCGCCCTGACAACATCATAGTGTTTAAATGCCATGAATCCTCCCGGCCGGGATAATATTGTGAGTAAAATGAGGAGCGGGCTGAAGTCCGGAAGTTACAGGACAATGGCAGAAGAGAGACAACAGCCCGCAATACGAAAAAGGCCGCGCTATTGCGCAGAGTGATTACTGTCGGATATTATTCGCCAGCTGAAATATTACTTCACGTTTTGTTGTTTATTCCTTGCCGCCCGCGTCTCCCTGCGCGGGCTTTTTTTGTCCATAAGAAAGCCCCTCCGGAGAGGGGCTGGAGAGTGGCGCTATGTGCCATTGCATGGTGCCGGGTGCCTCCCGGTGAATTCAGTACCAGCACCTGAATCCACGATTATCCCATATACCTACTCGCTGATTGCCCCTCCGCACAGGGGGATTCACCATGCCAGTTTCTTTTAACATACTCCCCGCAAACCAGACAACAGTCAACCGCCTGAATTGTGAGACATTTAAAAAAAAGGCCCGCAAAAGCGAGCCAGGGAAAATAAGTGTGGCGCGTTGTACTGGATTCGAACCAGTGACCGATTGCTTAGAAGGCAATTGCTCTGTCCGGCTGAGCTAACAACGCAGGATACAGATAATGGACCGCCTTCGGGGACCCGAACTCCGCGCAACCAGCTTCGAAGGCTGGCGCTCTTTCCTGATGAGATAATGGCGGTATGTGATGGTGGCCCTTGCTGGATTTGAACCAGCGACCTGGCGATTATGAGTCGCTCGCTCTCACCACTGAGCTAAAGGGCCGCGCGCAGAATAATAACGTTACGGAATTAATACTGCAATCTCATCCGTTTCAAACGATTAAATCCTGAACTTCCCTGACTGTCTGCTCAAAACGTCCGGTCTCCAGCTCAACACCAATCGCACGACGCCCCAGTGCCATCGCCGCTTTTACCGTTGAACCCGACCCCATGAAAAAATCCGCAACCAGATCACCAGGACGACTACTTGCGCTGATTATCTGCTGCAGCATTTCTGCCGGTTTTTCGCACGGATGTTTCCCTGGATAGTACTGCACCGGTTTATACGTCCACACATCGGTGTACGGCACCTGCACCGTCACACCGAAATACCGCCGCAAATTTTTATATTCACTCAGCAGTTCCATATACTGCCGGTTCAGCTCACTGTATGTGCTGACCAGCTGGTGGTGTGGCTTTTCCAGTTCCCCGCGCTGATGTTTCTCTTCTGCCACCCGGGCAAACAACGCCTGCAATTTGTTGTAATCACCCTCGTTCGGTAACTGCCACTGACTGGTACCAAACCAGTGCGAAGCCATGTTTTTCTTTCCGGTGGCTTCCGCTATCTGTTTTGACGTTATTCCCAGTGATTTACGCGCATCACGAAAGTAAGAAATCAGCGGGGCCATGACGTGCTGTTTTAGCTCGCGCCCCTGTGCCACATAGCCATCATCTTTCGGGCGATACGGTCCCTGATAATGTTCTGCAAACAGAATGCGCTCTGTTGCCGGAAAATACGCCCGCAGACTTTCCTTATTGCACCCGTTCCAGCGTCCGGACGGCTTCGCCCAGATAATGTGGTTCAGCACATTAAAGCGCTCACGCATCATGATTTCGGTGTCAGATGCCAGGCGATGACCACAGAACAGGTAAAGACTTCCGGCAGGCTTCAGTACCCGCCAGAACTGCGCCAGACACTGGTCCAGCCATTTCAGGTAATCATCGTCGCCCTCCCACTGGTTATCCCAGCCCTCGGGCTTCACTTTAAAGTATGGCGGGTCTGTGACTATCAGATCGACAGAGTTTTCCGGTAAGGTCTGGATAAATTCCAGGCAATCAGCGTTGATTAACTCACAACTGGATATTTTTACAGTATTAATCATAGATCAATAAGCACTTCTCTGATAGGCTCATACCGCTTTTGCGCAAAGCAGATGGGCCTGAGGTTTGCTTGTGACCCCAACGCATGAGCAGATGGCTGGCAGGTGCCGCTAACACCCACCAGCCGCCCATTACCACAAATTAAAAAACCTTCACTGAGGAAGGCGTCTGTAACAACCGAACTGATAATCTGCCAGACCCGCCATAACAAGCTGAGTCAGTATTAACTGGCAGCGTTCGCGTGAAAGGTAAGTATTCTGCGCAATTTCCCCGACGGTCGCCGGTTCGGTGACGCTTAATTCATTAAACACCACTCTGGCGGTTTCGGTCATATCCTGCTGTTTTAGCATGCCTTTTTCCCTTTTCCGGTTAACGTGACATACCAATACCTCTTGTCGAAAAAGCCAGCAAGCTGAAAGACCGGCATTCGCAACCACCAGCGCATTTAACGTCCTGTACCGCTTTTCGGGCACAAAAAAACCCGCATAAAGCGGGTTCTTTCAGGTGTCCATGTCTGCTATTCGCCTCGCGGTATAGCTTTGCGAAGCGTAGCTGGATTGAAACAGTTTATGCGTAAAAAATCAAGACATTTTTTGAGCAAACGATTCTCGCATAGGGATGTATAGCGCATATTCAGCAACAGCCAACCAATTAGCAATTCGCTTTTCGCATGTACTAAAACACCATTCCGGGTGCACCTCATTCAACAATTCAGCCATTTTGCGTTTACTCATCCCCCGCCCTTCGTATCTTTGCCGCAGGATATCAATCAATCCAGGATAACGTGCAAGCGCTTTACTTATCACCCCATCAATGCGTAACGCCTCTGCATCAGTACAGTGAGACAACCAGCTCTTCTGTCTGCCAGCGATCATCTCTCGCAAGAATGCTTCCAGCTCTGGTTTATCAATCCCTGACTCCCTGATTCTACGCAGGGCTTCATTGATCGCGGTTTTTGTCAGTTTTTTGGATGTCAGCAACTGATTGAACATATTTCCTGGTTTGCCACCACCTATGTACGACCAACGCCCCCACATCCGTAATTTCCCCTGGATCCAGACGGCTTCCAGCGTTTTTAGACGTAAATGCTCGCCGCTTTTGCCTGTAATTTCCGGGTATATCATATTTACGATCACTCACTCTCAATTTTGTAAATCTTCACGCCCAGCCGCCCCCCAGGAACGAGCTGACCGCGCACAATATTAATTTCATCAAACTGCTCGTCGTCTATGAGAAGTCCGGCATGCGTCAGCGCATCCAGTGGTGCTTTCAGGATATTGTCCAGGTCACGACGACGCTTATCCGGTGGCTCTGCAATAATCTTTATCGCCAGCCGTCCGGACAGGTTTAATTTCAGCCGCTGCTCGCGAACAATTAGCGCCACATCCCGGCGATAACGCTCACCGGCTTTTGATACAAAATATGTGTTGTCACGACGTCGCCAGTAGGTGTTCACCGTTGGCGGGTAAGGCAAAACAAACTCTATACGCATCAGTAACCTCTTTTACCCAAGCACGCCGGTTGCAAAGGCGTGATCAAGAAAATGAAAAATTAAATCAACCTGGGAACCATGCTTTTCTTCGAATGCCAGCGGATCCGCATGAAGCTCGTTGTGATGTTCCCGACACAGCGGTAGTGTGAAAATATCGTGGGATTTTGTTCCCATTCCACCCTGACCGTGGCCTATCAGGTGGTGGGCATCATCAGCAGGCTTTCCGCAACATGCGCACGGCTGCGTCTTAACCCAGCGCGTGTACTTTTCATTAACCCAGCGGCGACGTTTTGGGCGTAACATAAAAGACTCCGGCGACTCCGGATCCACTTTCAGCGCCAGCACCTTTTTCGCCTTATCCTGGATGATGCTGGTGGCAGTAACCGAAGGCACAAGGTCACTTTCCCGGGTAACAGACGGCACAACAGGCTTCGGTAATCTCAGTGCCTTACGGGCTGCACTTTCCGATAAGGCATCCGCCAGATCATTACGAATCAGCCACCAGCACAGTTCCGGCATTGTCACAACGTGACTGTCGTCAAAACCGAGCTCCCGACGCACAACAGACAACACCCAGCGGGCACAGTTATCCGTTGCCATTGATTCCAGCCGTTCCGTGAACTGATCGCGCAGCTGGTTATCGCAGTGCCAGCACAGACGGATTGCGCCCGGAGCGTGTCGCATTGTGGTCATGTTCTCGCTGTGCCAGTCGGAATGAGGCCACTGGCAGCCCTTTTCACGAAGTAACCAGCTTTCAAGACATTCCACGCCACCAGCACGACGGATCACTGCCTCATTGCGGAACACGGCCCGAACGGCAGGATCATCCGCCAGCGGTTGTGATGCCGCCGGAACGGCACCACTGGCAAAAGATGAATAACGTTCCGGCTCAGGCTCCAGCAGGACACGCCCCTGCATAAACAGGGGCATCAGCTCTGAACCGGGCCTGAACAATACGATCCCCATACGCGGGGCAATTTCAGGGGTCAGTAGTGCTCTCACGGTCACCTCAGCGAACGGTATTGCATGAACGCAGAAGAAAAAATTCAGCCATCACGCAGTAAACTCCTTCACCAGTATTTCAAACTGGCTTACCTGGCCTTCCAGTTCCGCCACGCAATCCACCAGCTCATCCACCGCCTTTTGTGTGCGGTGTTTTGCCAGCAGCAGCTCACGCAGCGCCGGAGTAAGCTGCTTGCGGAGCGTATCCTTTGCCACGCTCGTTTTTTCCATCTGTTCAGCACAACGAAGCATCTCCTGCGCCTGCCGACGAAGTTGTTCCGGTGAAACAGTGATTGCTCTGTTGTTCAAAATAAACGCTCCGTTTTACTGCCCGACATGCGGTTATTGCTGTATCTGCGCGGATTGCCCGGCGTCATGGGTGTGGAAAGAACCCGGGCACTCTCCTGGTCCACAGGCAGAAAATGTCCGTTATGAAAACGCCGGTAAATGGTCCCGAGCGTGCCATTACGCTGTTTCGTGATGTTGATTTCTGCTATGCCTCTGGCCTGAGTTTCCGGGTTGTATACCTCATCCCTGTAAAGCATCAGAATGATGTCGGCATCCGCCTCGATTTCCCCGGAGTTTTTCAGGTCCGAGTTCATTGGGCGTTTATTGGGTCTGGATTCCACGCCGCGGGAGAGCTGGCTCAGAGCAATCAGCGGAAAACCGCCGGATTTTGCCAGGCTTTTAAGTCCCTTTGAGATTTCCCCCACAGCAAGGTCGTGACGCCCCGTGCTGCGGGTTTTAATCAGGCCGAGGTAATCGACCACAACCAGCGCCGTTTCCGGGTGTTTCATCCGGTGGTGCTTCGTGGTTGCACATATCTCATCAATGGTCAGGTTTGCCTGGTCCACCATCCAGATATTACGCCCCGTCATTCGTCCCACGCCCTGCGAGAAACGCGCCCAGTCTTCATCTTCAAAACGGGCAACAGACTTAAGACGGGATACCGGCATTCCACCGGCAGCAGACACCATACGTTCACCAATCTGGATGTTCGCCATCTCCATGGTGAACAGAAGCACGCCATGCCCCTGCTCAGTCACCTTGTCGATGATGTCCAGCGCAAGTTCGGTTTTCCCCATCGAAGGACGGGCGGCAATGAATACCAGGTCTCCGGGCTCCATACCGCCCGTTTTTGCGTCCAGTTCATCAATACCGGTCATCAGCGCCCTGGATTTCTCCAGTCCCTGATTGCGGCATTCAACACGGTCGACCACTTCCGGAAGGACATCATCAATGTGAACCGGCTGAATGACGCCCTTTCCGGTCGACAGTGAGGCCATCATGTTCTGCGCATCCTTCAGGGCATCCTCGGCTGCTTCACAGGTATACGCATCACGTAAATTCTGTAATGCTTCAGTCAGTGTTTTTTCTGCATCGCGCAGTGCGGCATTGCGCCGCAACGCTGCGACATAGTGCTCCAGTGAAGACTTCACCCAGGTTTTGCGTCCGGTGTCGGTAATCACCGGGGCAAGTTCCGGCATCTCATTGCACAGCAGTACGGGGTCAATGACGCCGGATATGCGAGCCTGTCTGCAAATCCCCGCGTAAATATCCCGGTACTGACGCACAAAAAATACATCCGCCGGAAGTGTGGCCAGAATATCCATCACTTCCGGATCGGCCCCACGCAGAAAAAACGCACCGATGACAGCGCCTTCCAGGTCATCGTTACGCCATGCCGGGGTGTTCTGGCTGGTCATGCGGCAACACCTCCGATACGAGAACGGTAGCTGGGCCAGTTAAACGACAACCAGTTGCGCCCGCCATCGGTGATCCTGTCGGCAATCCGGGGACTGATGAACGCCCACAATTCTTCCGGTGAAAGGTTGCTGATCAGGATAGTTGGCAAAATACCCTCATACCGGGCATTGATAATTTCCTGCAAAATGGCCATTTCAGCCGCACTGCCAAACTGAACGCCGACTTCGTCGACAATCAGCAAATCCAGTGACGCATAATGCTCAATGACGTCATCCGCTGTTTTTTCACTGTCATTCCGCCAGCAGTTTTTCACAGCCCGGGTAAGGCGCATCACGTCGGTGATCTCCACACTGGCCAGATAGTTACGGATGATGTGTTTTGCCATTGATACCGCCAGATGATTTTTCCCGGTACCGCAACTGCCGGTCATAACAAGACTGGTACCGTTCTCCAGCATATCTGGCCAGTTCTCCGCATAGCGGCGACAGGCCGCAAGATTTCTGGCTGCGTCAGGATTAACCTCCAGATAATTATCAAACTCGCAGTCCCGAAAACGCAGAGCAATTCCGGCGTTATCAGTCAGTTCTTCCGCCTTGAGGGACGACAGTTCCATGGTCAAATCACTGGCCTCAGCGATCAAGCAGTCAGGGCAGCATGAAATTTTTTCTCTGTCCTCGCCATTACGATCGATCCACACCAGTATATGCGTACGATATTTACCGTGTTTTTCGCAATATCCGCGACCTTCACGCATCAGGCAGGAACGATAAGGCCATGGCTTTTCGCCCTTCTGAGCAAATGCAATCTCTGCCCGTAACTCATCCATTTCTGCCCGTAACTCATCCATTCGCGCCTGTAGTCTTGTTTGTTTCTCACGTTGGTCAATCGTCATCATCGCTGTCACCTCAGAATGTCAATTTGTTACTGGATTTACCGAATTTGTCAGACATGGCTCCCAGGCCAGCCAGGACATCGACCTGTCGCTGTCGCCCACCTCCGTGAGCGGCTGGCTGTTGCCAGTAATCTTCGAAGTGACGATCGGGTCCAAAGAACGTCGCAGCCTGCTTCACGAACTGTGTGCCGATATTTCCTGTAGCACGTACCCAGGCGGCATACCGCTTCACGCCATCAAGCATGGTCTCCGGTTTTATTCCCTCCCTGATACGGGCTTTCCAGGCTTTGAAGGCTGCTGACTTGGAATTGCCACCAGCACGTTTGGGATATTCCTGCCAGGCCTGTTCAAATTCCGGTGAATATTCCTGTCGGGCAGAACGCGCTGGCGCAGACGCGTCAGCGGATGCATCAATAGTGTTTTTAGTCTCCGTTGTAATCTCTGTAGTAATCTCTGTATTTGTATCAACATTCGGCGTATCCCCTGTTCCGTTATGACGTCGGGGGGTGTTCCGTTTTAACGTAATAGCTGTATCGCTGATTGCATTATTGCTGTTACTTTCTGGCGAAACAGAAGAAGGTGTGGTGATGGCCGCAATTGCCTGTGGGTTGATCCCGACAAACAAAATATTGCTGCATTTCACCCCATCGAGCATTTCCACCGTGCGTAAATCCAGAGTGATAAACCCTGCATCGCGCAGACGCTTCAGCGCATCTGCGGTTTCCCTTTTCCCGAAACCAAACTGCTCAGCAAACGCCTGGTAGCTTCTTTGCAGTTTGTCGCCCTGAAAACGCTTGCGATATCCCAGCAACGCTCCGGTGTGCTCATCCCTGACCTCTGTCGGGCGGTACCAGTAAACGATCTCTGAAAGCAGAGCGATAGCCGTCGCATCCGGACGCCCACTGGGTAGTCGAATATATTTCCACCAGTTCGCAGGTGTAACATTGCCGGAAATATTAATTTGACCAATAGCCATAACTTCCGGTGTGGGGGCGTAACGGCTCATACAACCTCCTTCCGCGGCATGAGAATTGTGTAGCCACGCGCAGGTTGTAGTCTGGCTTTTGCATCAATAGTAAGCGTTGCAATTTTTCGGATATGAAGATAACCAGCTCTTTCCAGTGCCAGGGTTTCCCTGAATATCGCTTGCTTAGAACAACAGCAGAAATCAGCAAGCACCCGATGATCAATAACTCTCTCGCCTTCACCGTCTGAAGAACCCGACATCAAAACACGCAACATAATCAGGCGCTGAATCGGGTTATCGAAAGCACATCCGCACACAAACTGAAAACAGTTCACGCCACACCTCCCAGACGCTTAAACATTTTTCCAGACAGAAATACCGCCAGAGGGTAACTGATGGTGTAGCTACGTCCCTGTAGTTCGCACACGACTTTCTGGCTTTCAGCGTTGACTAGGCAAACCCGCAGAACGTGACCGTTGCTGGTGGCGAACCACTGCCCCACACGGGGGCAACGGTTGTATCGGTGATACAGGGAATTAACGATGTGGCGGATCATGGACGCACCTCCGCCGTAGTTACGTATTTAACCGGGCTACCTTTCATTGAGATGGTTTCACACATCTCTGCCGCTTTCAGTTCCGCTGTTTTTCTGGATTTATAGCGACGGTGCCAGACAGATACATCCGTGCGAACTGATACATCGTTTCTGTATTCCGTAGTGGAGATGATGATTTCGTAACTAATCATGGGCGAACCTCCTTGTCAGAACCATTCAGCCTGGAATCAACAAGTGCAGCGCCAAAAACAGCATCACCAACACGGTCGTACAGTTTGCTAGCCAGCGGAGATTCAACGGCCTTAAGCATTGGATAAAGCTGGCTTGTCCAGATTTGATGGATTTCACGCAAATGCAGGTATACGCCTCTGGCGTTTCGTGCGACAGCTGACATATCAACCGCGTCAGCACCAGATAAATTCTTCTCCATCTGGTTAAAGGCGTTGATGTATGCCTCTTTGAACCGGGCTGCACGTTTGCCAGTAAAGCCCATAGCAAGGAACGCGAAGCCATCGCGGGTGATTTGATAGCAAGGTAGTTTGCGGCCTGTGCAATCGGTGTAATCACTGGGCTGAAAATTCAGCTCAGTGAATTCAACAGAGCACTCAAGCGTCTGGATTTTTTGAATAACGTTTTTGTGCTGCTTGCAGAAATATTCGGCAACGGCCAAAGAAGAGGTAACAGCCTTCCCATGGATAACATCAATTTTAGAGTGAGTTTGGGTAGGGGTGGTTGCCATAGTGACATCCTCATGTGCGAATTTTGAAAACTCACCACATGGGACGCCAATCACAGAGGTGGTGAGACGTACAGGGTTGGCGTAACCGGTCGCACATGACCCCGGCGCATCTTTCGATGCCCCTGCACGCCCCACCATAATTTGGATGTGAGGAAACGTGCGCAAAAAAACCGCTGAAGCGCGGTTATGCGCATGTGCGAATTTCAGGACGCCAATCCCGGCACCCGCTTTATAAGGTGCGGAGACAGTGTAACGTCCCGAAATTGCAGAATCAATATTTGGTCTTGAAATGATCATATAGCTGCTGATATCTTTAGAACTGTTCTTGGATGTTTCGGAGCCGTTTTATGCGAAACAGCTCCCCGTTATTGATGTTGAGTGAGCCGGGTTACTCCCGGCTTTTTTTCATCGCTGCCAACCAATAACCTGAAATAACCCCATTTTCGGGTGATACCAGCGAGTCCCTCGCGGTTCTGCTTCCTCCATAACCCGATAAAAAGCAGCCATAAACGGTTCCACAGCAACAATTGCGCGACGTGACAACAATCCGTCCGGCGTCATGAACTCATGTGTGTCTGTAGGAATTTGATAGGCGTTCACCAGATTGCGGCATTTATCATCTGACAAACCGGTTTTTGCTTTCAGTTGGCGATATCCGGCATAGCCCTCACGAATAGTGCCCTTTTTAATTTGCTCGACTGTTTCAGCAACGTGGCTGACTTTTTCTTCCACCTGAGTGATCCGTTTCTGTTGGCGAACGGCTTCAAGAGCCATCGCGGCAACCATTTCGATTTCGCTCATTGGCTTACGGATCTGTTCTTCCAGTTCGCGCCAGCGATCTACCAGGCGAGCTGTGAATTCAGGACAGAGCTGTGCGACGACAATGATGCTGTCGCGCTTACCTCGTTCACCTTCGAATACATACGCGCTAGAAAATCGGCGAGGCCCAAGTGATTGTTTATTCTCAATTTCCACAGTCTGTGGAAATTGGATGATTCCCTTTTTAGCCAGTGTTTCAATAGTTCTCTTAACACTATCTGGTCGGCTTCCCACCAGCTCTGCGATCTCAACGCTGGTCATGGATGCTTTGCCGTTAAAAATTGCGGTGTTCATTGTTTATCTCCTGCGTGTATTCCATCCGCTCTGTGTGGTGAACTTGGATTTAGGCTTTTGCGTAACAAGTTAGGAATTCCATCTTCAGGGTGAGGATAAAGATCTGGCCTTAAGCCATGAGGCGTAACCTTCCATGCAACTACTTCACATACTCGTAAAACGAAACGAGCAGGAATTGTGCTTTTTGAAAACCACTGATTCACCGCTTGCGGCGTCACACCAAGATTTCGCGCTATGGCATTTTGCGCAATTAATGCACGAAGTTTGTCGTAATCATTTCCTTCCATAACAAAGCACCAATATTAACTTTATAAATCAAGAATACATCAAGTTTAAATTAACATGCAAGTTACAAAAGGATCGAATACACTAAAATCAAGTAAAGATTTATCCTTGTAAAGAAACCCACAGGATTTGGTCATGAAGAACGTCAAAAACACGGAAAATCGAATAGCCGCGATGCTGAAAGCAAAAGGATGGACTCAGGCTCAACTGGCCCGCAAGTTAGGTGTGAGTGCGCAATCAGTGCAGTACTGGACAACAGGAAAAACATTTCCACGGAGTGATAAGCTCGCGCATTTATCAGAGATTAGCGGTTATCCACAATCCTGGTTCTTAGGTGAAGACTCCTCACCAACCTTTTCCTCGCAAGAGAAACACCAGACAAGAACAGATAGCGTCGTATTTAATGTCCTTGATGTTGAGTTTAGTTCCGGTGATGGAACTCATGTCCGTGGTGACTTGATAGATGTAGTGCGCTCAATAGAACTTGATCCTGAATATGCCCGACGTCTTGTTGGAAATCGGGCATTCAAAAATATAGAAATAGGTAACGCCAGAGGAGACAGTATGGCTCCCACAATCTCACCTGGCGACCTTCTTTTTCTTGATAAGACAGTAACTTATTTTGATGGCGATGGTATTTATGCATTTTGTTTTGATGGAGAATGCTACGTGAAAAGGCTTCAAAAAATTGGAAGCAAAATCATGGTGTTATCTGATAACCCCAATTATCAACCATGGAGCATCGAAAAAGAGGGGTTAGCTCTGCTTTATATCCAGTCTAAAGTGATCTCATCAGTACCATTCAACATAAACAGATTTGGTTAGTCTTTGATTTTAACGGGCTTTGCCCGTTTTTTTTCTGCCTGAAATATACGATATCAATTTTTTCTTGACAGCCTGTTTCCCAAAACATAATATCGCACCATCAATTATAACTTGATTTAATTCAATTTAAAATTGTTGGCGGATATATGAAGACACTAAAAGCAACTCCAGAAACAACTAATTTTATCAACTGCGGCTGTGTTACGCTTAAGGGCTTAGAACTTGATTCCTTTGCATTAAATATTGCAAATTTGCTAAGTGCTGTACGCACATTCCATCTTCTGGATTGTGCTCGCTCAAAGGAACTGGGCATTGAGGTAATGGAATTTATCCATGAATATGCTCTATCTGCTGCTTCTCCTGCACAACAAAAACAATCCTTCCCTGAAAGCTGGCTGGTTAACCTTCGCACCCAACGCGAAGCCTGCGGCTTAACAACCGCCGAACTCGCCAGGCTGCTCGATCTCGATGAAGAAATTATCATCCAGTGGGAGAGCGGAGAGCATGAACCAACTATCAGTATGCTTATCCCACTGGCAAATATTCTTGGCTGCGATCCGATGTGCCTGTTAACTGGTGAGGTTACTCCTCCGGAGCAACCAAAAAGTGAGGAGCAGCAACACCATGACGCATCTCAACAAGTTTGCCCCTTATCTCGCGAAGCTCTTCTGCGGAAGAACCAATACCAATGGTGACATAATCGCCGCTTCGCCCTTCAAGGTACATGCGAACATTTTTATCAATCATTGCGGAAACAGTCTCAATATGAAAACACTTCTGAGACTCGCTATATAGCAGAACATATAAGTCAGCTGAGGAAGCCATGAAAAAGTTCGAAAACATAACTGTTCTCCATGTTGATGACTTTGATTATACAAACCCGGAACTTCTCCCGGAGGTTGTAAAGGCAATGGATGTTGCCGATATAGTGATTAGAGAAAAGAGAATTGTCAAAAACAGGCTCGCATGCACTTCAGGAGCAATGACAGAAACAACCTCACAGCAAGATAATTACGAAGGCATTTGTCTGGAGCCTGATTCATTTGCGGTAAATGTTTATCATTTATTGCATGCAACACAGGTATTACATATGTCCAGTAATCACGAAACGAAAACACTCGGCAGCGAAATTCTGAGTTTTGCATGTGAGTATACAAAAGCTGCTGCCGAAAAAGAATTAGCGCAATAACAACAAATATGCCCTGAACGTTTATTGCGGTTTTATCGCCGGGGATTGTTACAACCTTAATCCACAGGAGGCTTTATTGTGACTTTTATAAAGAATATGGCATCACACAAGACCGCCTGCCTTATTGCACAATACGGTGAAAATTACATGCATATTGCCTGCTTATTTCTGCGTAAAGCATACGGGAGATAATAATGCATCAGAAAACAGCAGAACACGAACAAACCAGAATATTGCTGACCATCAAAAACGGGAAAGTAATATTCATTCTCCATGTTCATGACGATGAACTTGTAGGAACTCTTTCAACATTCCTGTTTATTGCAGAAAAGGCAGGATATGACGTTATTGCACCAGCAGATGAAGATGAAGATGAAGATGAGGAATAAATATCATGCAATACGATGAATTCCAGGCTGAAGCAACAGCCAATGGTATACGAACTGGCAGTATGACGATTGATTATCACGACGCCATACGTCGTCTGGATGCCGGAGAATTCGATACTCCTAATGTGCGAGGTTTACGTATCCTTCAGTGTCTGGCGCAAGCCGACGAAGCAGGATTACTGGGTAAACTTCCGGTTGAGATGAAGGTTGCTCAGTGGCGATGGTTGTATGTGACGACATTCATCAACGAAGAAGAAGACAAGAACGGCACAATTGATATCCTGAATGAACACGGAACAACTGAACACGCCGTGGTATATAACGGGATGTATGGGTTTATGACGATATATCCCGGCCCCATTCGATTTGCCTTACAACAGTATATTGAATGGAATTTAATTCAAAAATACGGCGAAGCTGAAGGAATGGGAAGAGCGCTGTTTCTTTATCAGAAAATGCTCACTACTTCCCCTGATAAAGGTTTCATTCTTTCAGATATGGGTCGAGAAGGGCTTGAAATCCTTCTGGATGAAATTATTAACGAAATGAATACTCATGGCATGCAATCCGAAACAGATATTAAGTAAAAGGGACCACATGACCGTTATCGAGTATATCCAGGAAAATCCAGATTGCAGTAGAGAAGATATATCCCTCGCACTTGGAAGAAGCGCAACTTCTATCAGTAATGAATTATCACGGTTATTGTGGAATGGGTTAATAGTACGAACTGGAGAAAAAAACAAAATGATTCTGTACTGCGTAAACAATCTGCCGTTTGGATACAGCAATCCCCTAAGTGTTATGTTCAACCAGTTACTTAAACAGGTAAGAAATGGCAACTGACTCACAACTAACCATAGAAACGGCCCTGAATGTCGGCCTGGCGCTCCTTGGTTATTTTTACATCGTGTTCTGCAGCGGACGGTGGCTGTCGCTGTTGTTCCTGAAAAAATGGAATAAACGCCGTAAGCAGGATGAACGCCAGAAGGCAATGAATGCGTTTTCCGAAGCCTTCGGAATTGACGGCATGGAACCAGGGGATCCAGCTCGCGCAATCAGCAGAGGGGGTGTAGTAATCCTTGTATATCGGAGTGAAGAGAAAAATGACGATCACAAAACAACGAGTAGAAAAAATCATATATCGCCATGAAATGGGACTGAACAGCGATGTCACTGCCGAAGAGGTTTATGACCTGGCTGTACTGGCGCTGAATTTATCAAATATCGCAAACCTGAAGCGATACGAGCTTGATATGGATGGTTGCGACTCGTGCGGTCAGGATTGTGGCGCAGATATGACTGAAAATCCTGATGGTGATTATGTCCTGTTTGATGACGTGGTTAAGTTGTTTGAATTTGATACAACCACTCAAAAGTTAGAAATCCCGGCAAAGGAGGCTGCCAGTGAGCAAGATTGACTATCAGGTACTGCGCGAGGCGGCGGAACAGGCAACGCAAGATGAATGGGTAGCATATATTTTGCCGGGTCATAACGGCATTTATCCTGCGCGCACGTCTGAGGGTAGGCATTGTGCGGATACTTTATTGACTGGCCTGGCGTCTGTCAGGGGCGGGAGAGCATCAACATGAGCATCAGAACCTACGCAGTGAATTGCAATGACGCATGGCTAAACACCGAAGGTGATGACATCTCCGGCTCATACGTTAAGTACAAAGACCATCAGGAAGTGGTTGCCGCTCTTGAGGCCAAGTGCGCGGCGCTGGCAGCGGAGAATGCGGGAATAAAGTCTGCAATTCCAGAATCACGGGATATTGAAGATGACAATGACAATATGGATGACGTATCTCTCGCGGAAGACTTCGGGTTCAATCATGCAATAGAACGGATGAGGAGACAGATACCTGAAACGCCAACCACTGATGCTTTCCTGGCTGAAGTCCGGGCGCAGGGGGTGGATGCTGCTATAGAAGCTGCAAAAAATCTGGTGGCCCAAGAATATGAGTATAAGGATTTCAAAGCGGCGCAGAGTGATTGCTGTATGTACCCTGGTTCAGACCTGGTAGGGAAGGTTGAAATGACTGAGTGGTTAGTTGACTTTGCTGCCCAGCTTCGCAAAGGAGGCAACCAGTGAGCGAAATTAATTACCAGGCACTGCGTGAGGTGGCGGAACGTGCAATTCCAGCAATGGAACGCCTGTTAATGTTGCCAGCTGATGATGACTTGTTAAGTGAACAGGAACTTAAAGATTACGGTGTGGATATTGATGCGCTCAACGCCTTCAAATTTCTGACCGGACCAGAAACCGTGCTGGCACTGCTGGATGAACGGGAAAGAAACCTGCAATACATCAAAAGCCGCGATCAGGAGAACGAGGATATTGCGCTAACGGTAGGGAAGCTGCGCGTTGAGCTTGAAGCAGAAAAACAGCGGGCAAAAGTTCTATTTATGGAAAATGCTCGGCTTAAGTCAGGCATAGCCGGTCTGATACACCTCGGTATTCGATATGCAGATGTTGAGGTCATGAAAATTGCTGGAGATGCCCAGCTTTCTACCCCATGCACTGACAGCATCATAAACAGCATTGCAACAGGCATTCGCATCAAAGGAGAGTGATATGGCGTTAACACACCACGAACTCTGTCAGATTGCGTACAAGTTCCTTAAGCGCAACGGGTTCAAGGTTTGCTTTCATGACCGCTTTGTTGCTGTAACCAGTACCGGAGAACAGCCAGATGCTATGGGATTCAGAAATTCAGCATCATGCCTGATAGAGGCGAAGTGTTCTCGTGCTGACTTGTTGGCAGATAGAAAAAAGCGTTTCCGTAAAAATCCCTCACTTGGCATGGGCGACTGGCGATTCTTTATTAGTGAGCCGGAAATTATTTCAGTTGAGGATTTACCTCCCGGCTGGGGATTACTTCACGTTGTTAACGGAAGAGTACGGAAAGTACATGGATGGCCCAGGGGTAATTGCTGTTGGGGTAATCCTGACGATAAGCCATTTACTGGGAATAAGCAGGTTGAATGCGATTACATGTTATCTGCATTAAGGCGCATGGAGTTGAGAGGGCACCTTAATGAAATATATGACGGTGTGATTGTTAATAAGAAAGAAGGAAACGCGGCATGATCACTATTACCAAAGGGCGACTGCTGACAATCAAGCAGTGGCGCGAAACATACGGACCGGGTAGCAACGTTGTACTGCCAGCAGAAGAAGCGGAAGAACTGGCACGAATTGCACTGGTATCGCTGGAAGCAGAGCCGGTGGCAAAGATTATAGCTCATTACCCATTAGGAGTTGACGTAGGCAAACAAAAGTTCGTACAGGCCATTGGAGAGCTTCCTGACTTTGGCGGATATCTATTTGCCGCCCCGCCAGCGCCGGTAGTGCCGGAAGAAGCAACTCCGGAAAACGTAGAAATGCTCTCTGGCTATGTTTCCACGTACAAATTAACCGATAGCGAGCGCGATATTGCTGCCGAAATATGGAACGCCTGCCGCACCGCCATGCTTCAGTCCGGAAACTTTCGGGAAAGCAAGAATTCGTCAACCAATAATTTTCGGGAAATCCCGGAAGCGTCAACCAGCTCTCCGGTAACTCCGGCTCTTCTGCCTGGTGGTTTCACCATTGAGGAGGCGAAGGAATTACATGAAGACCTGGTACGCAGCCACATAAGCAAGGCCTTAAGTGGCGAAAAGATGAAAAAGAAAGATCGCGATGCTGATTTGCGCTGGATTCATGGCGTTATAGTTCAGGCAGCGTGGTTTGTAAAAGCATCACTGGAGCAGAATGCACTATCGGGCAACTCTCCGGTAACTCCGGATGGTTGGATAAGCTGTAGTGAGCGAATGCCGGACGACAGGCAGGAGGTGAATCAATGAGCTGGCCTGATGCAATCGTAACTCTGGGGGTGGTATTCGCAGCAGCGTTTGTTGTGTTCTCGATTTGTCGATGGGGATAACCACATGTTCGCTTTGATTCAACGCGGTCAGATATACACGGACAGAGCTGGATACCCCGTGGTGATTACTCGCATCACTGAGCACTCAGTGTTCTTTCGACGGATGGACGGACGATCCGGGCGGGTACGCATTGGTGAGTTAAACTGCCTGTTCGAACATATTGACCACCAGGAGTACCGCAAAATTCTCGCGGACACTGAGCAGGAAAAGCACCTGAAAAAATTACGAGCCATAAAAAGGAAGTAAAGAATGAATAAAGCATTTGAACGATGGGTCCACCAGCGTTACGGCAATCGCTATGACCTGACGCGAGATGTTGACGGCTTCTACTGTCGTGAAGTTGTGAAGCGAATGTTTGAAGTGTGGTGCCACTGCCGTGGATGAAAATTTTATGAGGTTGGCATGCAGACAATCATCTATCAGATAACCCCCAGCAAATGGTGTACGGAGAGAGTCCTCATTGCATCAACAGGGCTAAAGCCTGGCACCATTGAGCGGGCAAGAAGAAAGTCATGGATGCAGGGAAAAGAATACCGCCATTACGCTGTAGAAGGTGATCCGGGGCACTACAGTGAATGCCTGTACAACATCGAAGAAATTATGCGATGGATCGAAAACCAGAAACAACCAGGTGCCAAAAATGCAAGTTCCGGTTAACCTGTTAATGCTCCTGGACGTCTGGGAGGTTTAATGAGTAACGCATCATACCCGACAGGCGTTGAAAACCATGGAGGATCACTCCGTATATGGTTTCACTATAATGGCAAACGTGTCAGAGAAAACCTCGGTGTTCCTGACACAGCCAAAAACCGGAAGATCGCTGGTGAACTTCGCACTTCCGTTTGTTTTGCAATCAGAATGGGGAGTTTCGACTACGCCGCGCAGTTCCCTAATTCCCCTAACCTGAAACACTTTGGTCTGGGAAAAAGAGAGATAACCGTTAAGGCACTTTCGGAAAAATGGTTGGACCTTAAGAAAATTGAGATTTGTGCGAATGCACTTAATCGTTACCAGTCAGTAATTAAAAACATGTTGCCTATGTTGGGTGAGAAAAAACTGGTTTCATCCATAACAAAAGAGGATTTACTTTTCGCAAGGAGAGATTTGTTGACCGGTTACCAAAAGCTTTCTAATGGAAAGATTTCTTCCATAAAAGGGCGCTCAGTGGTCACAGTAAACTACTATATGACAACCATAGCTGGAATGTTTCAATTTGCAACAGATAATGGTTATACCTCAGGAAACCCATTTAACGGTCTGGCACCCTTAAAAAAGTCCAAGGTAAAACCAGATCCTCTCACCCGTGACGAATTTATTCGTTTTATTGAAGCTTGCCGTCATCAACAAACAAAAAACCTGTGGATTCTCGCTGTATACACGGGTATTCGTCACGGGGAGCTGGTATCGCTGGCATGGGAAGATATAGATCTTAAAGCAAGGACTATAACCATCCGTAGGAATTATACAAAACTTGGCGAATTCACTCCACCAAAAACCGATGCTGGCACCGGAAGGACAATTCATCTGGTTCAACCAGCTATTGATGCTCTTAAAAGTCAGGCGGAAATGACCATGCTTGGAAAGCAACATTCTGTAGAGGTAAAGCAGAGGGAATATGGGAGAAGTACTGTGCATAAATGCACTTTTGTTTTTAGTCCTCAGGTAATAAAACAGCGGCAGTTTTCCGGACCGCACTATAAGGTTGACTCCATCAGGGAGTCATGGACAAGTATCTTAAAACGCGCAGGTCTGAGACACAGAAAATCGTACCAATCCAGGCATACTTATGCATGCTGGTCACTTGCCGCTGGAGCTAATCCTAGTTTTATCGCAAGCCAGATGGGCCACACAAACGCACAAATGGTATTCAATGTTTACGGAGCATGGATGAAAGACAACAATCACGAACAGATAGAACTCCTTAACAAAAGACTATCTGAAAGTGTCCCATGTATGCCCCATAAGAAAGCTGGGTAA